TAGCCGCAACAACAGCCATACAGAAAATAACACCAAGATAAGGATCATTAATAAAATAATGAATAAATCCGAATAATGCTACCAAACCAGTAGTGGCTCCAGCACTTGGAATAATCCCTATTAATAATCCATATAATGTGCCTGCTAATAGAGTATATAGTTCAATCACTTTTTACGCCATTCTGCATAAATTCTTTTACCATCCATACAACACTCTAATACAGTACAATTAAATTCTTCGGCCCACTCATAGTTTAATTCAATACTCCATGGAAAAAATATAATATCTTCAACGCCTTCCCATTTATGGTCATTTTGTCCTGGGTTTTGCCTCCAATATATACTACCGCCTTTTTTACACAACGATACGGCTTTTTTTACTTGAGGTTTTACTATGGATTCATTACCAAAATTAAGCGAACCTAAGCATAATACAACATCCCACTGATTACCCACACTATTAAAATTTTCAATATCTACACGTTCGTCAGCGGCATCATTAGCTGGATCAATACCATATAAATTTTTAGGGAAATATTTTTTAAATAAATTAAAACCACAGCCAATATCTAATATTGATTGATTATGATTTAATTTATCAAGTAGAGAATATCCTGTGATATTACGATTGTTATAATTAGGTTTCCATTTATACTCAAAGTAATTATTTAAAATGTTTTTCTGTTCCATCAGTAATTTTTTTCGCTAAATCATAAGGCAAATATGGGAATAGGAACGGCACAAAGGCATGAATGGTTCCAGTAATAAATACTAAGAGAGAAAGAGCATTAAAATACATCGCATATTTTAAATGCTTAAAATAACCTCCCTTAGTTTTTTTTAAATGATGAATATCAAATAGCATAATCTTTACTCCATGTTTTACCTTCTATTAAACCTAGTTCATCACATAATTCATCTGTAAAGGTACCATCTATTCTTAATGTATATCTAAAAGTAGTTTCTGCATCAACTCCATGATAATCTCTGTTATTGAAAAAATAACTCTTAGCACCATTTTCCAAATATATTTTTTCTTTTTTCTTTTCATTCCAAATAAAACTAGGTCTATAATCATTAAAAAATAAATTTATATTATGATCACTATGCTCTTGCATAGGCCAATCGCGATGAATGGCAACACCAGCTCCAGGATAGGTACAGAAAAACATAACTCTACCAACAACCTTAAAAGGTAAAGTTTTTATATATTCGCGCAATAATGGAAAGTGTTTCATTACTTCTTCATTATACACTCCACTCTCGGTTTTTTGTGTAAATTTATTATCCATAAGATATAAACCAAAAAACCATGGAATAGTTGCACCCATAGCAAAATAAGAGTAAAGATATGCAGATCTGAATGTTTTATTTTTTTCTAAAAGTTGTTGAATAGCCGTTAAATGACGGACATCTTTTGTATCTTTTAGAATTCTAGACCAGGATTTAGTTCCTAATCTTTTCTCTTCTTCAGGCGGAAGATCGCCAATAAACATACCCATCTTGAAATATTTTTCTGAAAGAGCTATTCCTTTACAGCACTCAATATGAAGATCATCATCTAGATTATGATTAATGTATTTGTCCATATTAACGATAGGAATATTATTTTTTCCTACGCCTTGAGTGCCTATTTCTTCATAATTAAAATGGTTGATTTTATGACCAAATAAATCAAAATTATCTAACATATTAATATTAGCTTTCAGTTTTTTTCTCAAATAAATGTTGTACGTTAAAATCAATACCGGTACCATAACCGATTACACATACATCTTCACCATTTATATGATATTCAACAATAGTAAAAGTACCTGTATCAGTATTAACAAATATGTATACTGGAGTTAGACTAGATTGTTGTTCTCCTGGTTTTCTTAAATCAGTAAGAGCTCCAATTAAAGCCTTTTCTCCTGCTGCAGTAATTACTTTGATAAGAGTATCTGGAGATCCACATTGAACTGGTTTCTGTCTCCACTCTGGTTCAGCAAATGCTGATGTAGCCCATAGCATTAGGAACATTATTAGATAGTATTTCATGACACCCTCCTTCGGGTAGGTTGCCGGATTCTGTTTCGAGGCTCCGGCGGGCCCAGAGATTATGCCGCTAGGCGCATCTCAGGAGCAAAGTTATCGTTTGCATTTACTTTTGTGATTCTCCACTGCCTTCACGTATCTGTCGATCCTATTTCGCCCCCATCATAAGCACACTATTCTTCAAACCAAAGGAGGAATTCAAAACTTCCTGTAATTTGATATAATACAAACATTAGAAAACAAAACCAAATTAACCAGAATAAGTAAAAACCTAAAAAGCGATATATCTTTTCCATTGGAAGGTATTTTTCAAATAATGTTTGGATATCCCATACATATTTAAATTGTATAAACCAACAGAACCATCTCACATATTTATTTGGTGTATTTTCCTTTGTTATCTTAGTCATATTTCCCTAGTGTGTTTATGGTGGAGGCGGCGGGTACTGCCCCCGCGTCCAGTCTACATCCATCCAGCTTCACTGAATCATTTTTATTTATATTATTATTATAACACATTTACATGTGAAAGTAAATATAAATAGTAGTGAGAGCGAATTATATCCTAAAATTGAGTCATATCTATCTAATCATAACAAAGGTAGATCAAGATGCCAGTAGCAGAGATTCTTGCCGGAATAGCTCTTGTAAAATCGTCAGTAGATTTTATTAAAAGCAATATTCAGACAGCCCAAGATATTGGGGAGATCGCAGGAGCAATTGATGGTCTTTTCAAAGGTACTGAAGAAGTACAAAAGAAAAGAAATAAAAAATCAGGTGTAGGTTTAAGAGATCAATTTGGTGTTCAATCTGTTGCACAAGAAATGATCGATGCAAAACTTGCTGAAGAAAAAATGCAAGAGATGCGCAATCTTGTTGATATGCGGTTTGGTCCTGGAACTTGGCAAGGTATTTTAGATGAGCGTCAAAAACGAATTGCCGAGGCAAGAGAAGCTCAAAGAATAGCTGCAATTAAAAAGAGACAGGAAGAAGAAGAATTTTGGGAAATGATTAAAATGGTAATGATTATTGCAGCCTGTACAATTATAGGCGGTGGCGGATTAATATATGTAGTATATTCAGCAGTTTAATATAGAAAGAAAAAAAAAAATGTATATGGCTTTAGTTTTAGCTTGTCTTATATCTGATCCTAATCAGTGTGTAGTGCTAGAAGACCAGAGAGGACCATACAAAACATACGAAAGATGTGAAGCTCGGGCTTTAGAAATGTCCCAAGCTATACATTTAACTATGTCTGGTTTTAAGCCATACCAGTGGAAGTGTAAGCCAGTAAACAAAGGCCAATTGTCAAGTCAATGGTAATGTATGTCAGAGGTAATACTGTTGTCAATTATAGCACTATTAGTTGCCATACTTTTCTTTAACGCCTATCTTTATGATAGGACGTTAGAGGATATTCGAGCGCCACAAACACAATTAGAAAAAGAATTAATCGATCTTAAAGAGACCATTCGTCTTGCGAAGTATCGTGCACGTGCAGCTGAAGAATCGCATAATGAATCACCTTCATCAGATCCTTCCGATGATCATTTCTAGTACCCTTATTCCCATATCGCTGAGCATACTTCATTACATTGCCCATATTAAATCCAGTACCATGACCAGTATCATAGATAAACTCTGATGCCTGAAATCGTTTCTTAGAGTAATGTTGACTATATGTCGAAATAATATAATCAGCAATCTCATCAATATACATATCTTCGTTAAACTTGAATTCAGGTAAATCATTCTCTGGAAATAGATCTTTCATTATTTTTCCCATCTATAAAAAATATGGTTATCAATTGTCATTGTTTTTGTTTTTGTTGATGCCCATTCTGGTCTAACATAATCGGCATGATAATGAGTGGCGCCATCTGTAAAGTCGGTAAATTCTCCGTGATAGATTTTAAAAGCGATGGCACGAGCAAGTTCATACACACTAACGTCGTGATAAGAAATGCTATCAGACTTGCCATCACAATACCAACTAAATTGGCACCTGTGGCGAAGAGGTACCATAGTCCCATTTTGTTTCCACGATGGTCTTTCAGGTCCTTGCTTAACAACCTCACAATATGAATGAGGAAACCGAGAATCAAGAACACGGTTACGAGTGACAAGAGCGACACCAATCATTCCCCTATGTATCTGGTTACGAGCTTCGAAATATATATTATCTGCTAAACACTTTTGCTCAGACTCCGGAGAGTGAATATCACCAGCAATTGCTTCACCACCAAAGGCTGATTTACCGGTAACTAATCCCCCAAGAAAAGCAGTTGCCATGGCGGCAATAAAGACATAACGTTTCATTATGCATTTCCTTCTGCATCTCTGACAAGTGATAGAAGGTTTTTCAATTTACGTAATTCATCTGAAGTTAAACGAGTTATTTGCTTTTGAATATTCTCGTCTGAAAAATCAGTTGCTATGTTCTTAAGAACTGATTCTAAAGTTTTATAATGATAAACATATTCCATTATACTACCCTTCCATTTGCAATTAAGGAAGACATCATCAATCGAGCTTGCTTAAGGCGAGACTCGAGAAGCTTAATAACTTTTTCATTTGGAATTGGGCGAGCAGTTTCTTCCATTAGCCATTCCGGAATAACGCGAAGCATACGCTCGACACTTTCACGCTGTCTGTCAGGTGTTAGTGTATCAATCATTCGCTTATACTCTGCGTTTGAAATTGGCTTACTCATAATATATCTCCTCTTTTCATTTTATAGATATATTATATACTAGTTTTTAGCAAATGTACACAAAAAAGTGCACGAAAGTTTTGTATGAAATCAATAGCTTGTAATTTTTTTTAATCAAGAGTAGAATCAGATCCAGGACTCTGTGTGCACATTTGAGTCCTAGGGCAATGGAAATACTTATCCATAGCTACAGTAAGATCACCTTGCCCTGTCGCACCTCTTTCATATATACACATACGTTCGTCCGATTCAGGGTCGATATATTGTCGTTTTAGCCTACAATTAATAGTATTAGTAGTAGTTGGTGGAACTGCCTTACGTCTACACTCCATAGGTTCTAATCCTAATATTGTTTGTGGCCATCGTAGGGGATTTGTATTCCACAGGGTACAGTGGGTTTTATCTTCGCTACCAGTATAGGTTCGACCTTCTGCGTACGAAGTAGTAGAAGCCAAACAAAGTATTAGAACTAGATATTTAATGGCAAAATTCCTTAATCATCGGAAAGACTGGTTCTAGAACATCAGCACAGGCTCTTGCTAATTCGATGTGTTCTTTCTGCGTACCGTGTCCAGAGCGTAGCTCGATATAATGGATCCAGGACCTGATGGTTCCGTTAACATAGAGTCGAGATTCCATAATACCTTCTGGTAAAACCGAGCGAGCTTGTTCTTTGGCAATACCATTTTCGATTGCCCATTCATATGATTTCTTTGCTGCATTGACGACCTCTGCTTGTTGTTTGTACCAATCTAATTGTAAGTCAGGATCATTAATATCCAAACTATTTTGTCTGTTCTTTGTATCTTGAAGTCGTGCTTCTTTCATCAAGAAGTGTAAGTCTTGAGTTGGATCTGCATATCGCTGAGAAAACTCTTGGAATGAAAAAGATCTATGTCGTAATAGTTGACGAGCAATATCACGAGTAGTAGTTACTTCCAAGCAAGCGCTAACCATTTCGAAGGGCGACCAGTGTTTTTCTCGGATGAGATATCGTAATAGTCTTTCTGACGTTTCGGTATTGTCTTGGTTGGATGGATTCGAGACACGGGCTGTATACGCAATGATGTCCTGGAGACTTTCATCTTTCTCTCCCTTTGAATAACTAATCAGTTTGACTGTCATTATTTTGTCCTATTCTATCATAAAGGTTTTCACGAACGTCTACGACTTTTTCGCTTTGAATAATGTTTATGATTAGTTCTGTGAGATCTTTTTCCTTTTTTAAAAAGAAAAGCTTTTTTGTAATCTCTTTAAGTTCTTTTTCATAGTACTCGATTTCCTTTTCCTTGCGAAGTCTTTGATCAATCAAGTCTGTAATAAAAAGAATCTTACGATCACTCATGGATTTAAAATACCCATTACATAATTTTCTGCAGCATTCTCTGCATAAATTTCACTGTGCTCATACAAAGGGCGGCTTTCTATTAGCCTTTCATTTTTGTACATATCTACATAAAAACCCATTTCATTGAGCATAACGTTTGCCATTCTGTCAGCAAATTGTTCATCACCCCAATAGGTGCTTATTGTTGGTCCTTTATATTTCATAGCTTAAAATCCGCAAATCTAGACATATCCTGGTGTGATTGAGATTTATCAAAAACAGGTGTGTCATCTGTTAATGTTTGTTCCTGAATATCAACATCATACAATCTCATTTTAGATCGATCAACGCCGATAACAAAACGCTTATGTGCTGTTGGGTCATTATAACGATTTTTCAATTGTTTGACCATCATTTGACCCAAGTTCTCAAGTTCTTCAGTTGAGATAAGAGCGAACATGAGATCCGCTGTAGCTGGTAAGCCGAAAGATTCAGATGTATCTTCCAAACCAACATCCGAATTGCCATAGCCCGACCTCGTCGTTTGAGTCGCCGAGAAAATCGGTACATTAAACTCCACC